TGTTAAGGGGGCTTTGACACCCCCTTAATTTAATTAAGCATTATTAGTGGTTGGAGCATTCAAAGGATAGCCTAAGATTGCAGTTACACCAAATATAGCCGATTTTAACAAAGGCGAAATCTTACAAGAGAATGACAGTAGATTAACAGAGCATTTTCTTATTTGGGCTTGTGCTAATAAAAATTTTATTGAAGAAATTAAAGAAGAGAAGATGTTACCAAAATTTGAGAACAAAGCTATTTTTTCCTCTTCTGAAAACATGAAAACAAAGAAGAAGAAACTAAAATTAACAATAAAAAGAAAGGTAAAAAATAATGGCTGAAACATTAAACTATTTTAAACCAGTAACTACTGGACAAGACAATCCTTTGATTTTAGGCGGAACTGTTGAAACTGCATCAGGTCAATCACTTAGAAAAGTATATTTGACTACTTCAATTGCCGACATTTCAACCGCTGGTCAAATTTATGTAGTGTCTCCAGTTGCTGGAACTGTCTCTAAAATTTATTCAGTAATCAATGGGGCTATTGCGACTTCTAATTCAGTTCTAACTCCTAAAATCGCTGGAACTGCAATCACTAATGGTGCAATTACTGTTGCTTTTTCTGGCTCTGCTGCTGGTGATGTTGATTCTTCAACCCCAACTGCGGCTAATACAATTACTGCTGGTGCAGCAATTGAGATTGAAACTGATGGGGCTTCTAGCAACACAGTTGAAGTTGTTTTAACAATTGAAATCACATTAAGCTAATGGCTACTAAAGATTCTGGAAATCCAGTTTTAAACTTTGATTTACAAGCTGTGATTGCTGATGGTGCAACCACATCTGGTGCAGTTGATTTAATAGGAACTAGTATTTTAGGTTTTATTACTGACGCTGCTTTAGATGGAACTGCATTTACTTTTACAGTTTCTAACGAACTAGCTGGAACTTATGTGCCATTAAAAAGAATGTCTGACGGCACATCTTTAACTGCGGTTGTCGGGACTTTGGGACAATACGCAACAAACCCTGCTGACTTTGCTTCTGCAAGGTTTTTAAAGATTGTTTCAGGAACTGCTCAAAGTGGAGCGGCAACTACAATTAAATTAGTAAATAGAAGACTAGCGTAATGGCAAATAATACTAACTGGCTACCTTTCCAGCAACCACTTAACTATATTTTGGTAACTGGAGCTGGATCAACATTGCCAGTTAGTTTGTCTGATGTTAAAACTTGGTTAAAAGTACCAACCACTATTACTGCTGATGATAATCTAATTACCGCTCTTATTAAATCCGCAGCCGCAACTTTTGAAAAAATAACAGGAAGAGATTTAATTAATAAAACCTATAAAACCTTCCTAGATTCTTTTCCTTGCGTTGATGGACTTAATTATTACACAGGAATAAGCTCTTTAGCTCCTAAATATAATGATAACGGAATTGTTTTAAGAAAATCTAAACTGCAATCAATTACGTCAATTCAATATTATCTTGATGGAGTTTTAACAACTTGGAGTTCTGCTAATTACTATATCACAGACTTACCAGACTACTCTGCAATTTACCTTGTAGCTGATAAAGAATTTCCATCTGATATTGACGTTAGAAAACAAGCCGTTGTAATTAACTTTGTTGCTGGTTATGGCTCTTCTGATGCAAGCGTGCCAGAAGATGCAAAACAAGCCCTTTTACAATTTATTACTTACCTTTATGAAAATAGAGGCGATTGTGGAAGCTCAAAAGATATGCAAGCGGGCATGGATTTATTCAGCCAATTTAAAATTATTGATTTCTAATGGGAAGTTGTGCAAGAATTAAACCAAGACCAGCAAAAGCGTGTATAGGTGATATGAAAGCCTATGTTTCTATTTATAAAAAAACAAAACAAGCTACAAGCACCACTGCCGTTGATCCAAACCTAAATCTTACTTTAGTTGTTGCAACTTGGGCTTTACAAAAAAGTGTAAGTGGTGAAGAGATATTTGATGGCGTAAATATGATTGGCAAAATTACTGACCATTTCTTTATTCGTTATGGTGCAATCACTGCCTCAAAAATCCATCTTTTAGAGTATTCTGGCAATAGATATGAAATTGTTGAAGTAATCTCAGATTACGAAGGAAGAAGTGAACTAACACTTTTAAAATGCTCAATTAGAGGTAGTTCGGCTTTAACAAATACCAAAATATGAATGTTAAGTCTAAAATCCCAAAATCAATTTTTAATCTTGACAAAATAATTCAGCAAGGAATTAGAAAGGGCTTGCAAAACAGTTCAATAGAAATTGCAGGTAGCGCAGGAACTACAACAGGCGGACTTATTAAAGATGAGATGAATAAGCCTAAAACAGGCAGAATTTACCCAATAATTATAAAGAAAAGAAGAAGATACACAAACCATCAAGCATCAAATAAAAGTGGTTTAGAAAGCTCCGCAATCTTGTCTGGAGAATTAGCGAGAAGTGTTCAAGGAAAAACACTTGGAACTAATAGATTAGAAATATCAGCAGACACACCTTACGCAGCAATTCAAGAAAAAGGTGGTATAAATTCAGAAAACTCTTATATTGCCCCAAGAAATAATCTTATCCGCCCAATTACACAAAGTCGAGGCAACATTATGAACAACATAACACAAGCCATAAACTCTCAAATAAAATAGTTGTTGTAAGTTAGTTTTATTCACTATAAGTTAATAGCCAAGTTGAATTTGGCAAAAAAAAACTTAATTTAAAAAATAAACTAAAATGAACTATTTTAAAAATTTCAAACAGAACAGAGAATATTTTGCTTTAGTAAATTATGCTGAATTTTTAGAAGTAAAAACTGAAATTAATGACGGCGTAATTTTTAGAAGTTATATTTTTCAAACAAATCTTGGAAAATTTGAAAAAAGTTTTGAAATTACTCATAATCATTTTAATTCGATGAACGATAAAGACCTTGTGGAATTTGATAAAAAAAAGATAGACCTTTTAAAAACAAAGTTTGAAAGAAAAAATGTTTAAATTTAATTTATGAAATTTGGTGCCATCTTTATTGGAATATTTTGCTTTTGGATTATTATAGTTTATGCTTCTAATCCAGCCCCCAAAACTTCTGATTGGAAAATAATTGAAGCAATTGACGGCGACACTTTAAGGATTGAAATACCCGCAATGCTGCCTTTGAAATATTCAATTAGGATCAATGGAATTGACACGCCCGAAAAAGCTGGTCGCGCTAAATGTGAACAAGAAGCTTTGCTTGCTGAAAAAGCCTCTGAATTTACTAAAAATTTGGTAAAGAATTTAAAGACTTTTGAAATAAGTAATATTAAACATGATAAATACGGCGGTCGATTGCTGGCAAGCGTTAAGATTAATAATATTGATGTTGGTCGCGCTTTGCAAAAAGAAGGCTTGGCTAGGATTTATTACGGCGAGAAAAAAGAAAGTTGGTGTGATAAAAGATAATTTATTAAATTAATAAAATGAAAACAGAAGAAATAGTAAACCAGCTTAAAGCAATATTACCAAGATATACTGGCGATTTTACAACCAATTTATCAGTTAGTTCTCTAACACAAACAGCAGGAGTTGCAACGGCTACAACAGCAACAGCTCACGTACTAGCAGTTGGGAAAAAAGTTTTAATTGTTGGTGCAAAAGTGCCTTTATCAATTACATCTTTAACAAGAACTGGCAATTATGTTTTAGCGATTACATCAGGCAAGCACCCTTTAATTAGGGGCAATACAACAGTTGAAATAAACGGAGCTAATCAATCTGACTATAACGGAGTTAAAACGCTATACATTGATAAAAATCATTTCTTATCTGCACCGCTTATTGATATTGAAAGCATAACTATTAGCGGAACTACTGCGACAGTAACCACTAAAACACCGCATGGATATGTTAATAACGCAAATGTTGAAGTGCAGATTTTTGGTGCTACTAATGACAATTATAACAAAGTTACTACACTTGATAGCGTGCCAACTATCACAACTTTTACCTACACTGTTCATGGTGTAACAGACAATGCGGTTGCTAGTCCTAGGTCTTTACAATGCAAACAAATAATTAATGCCTACACTTTTATTTTTGAAGTGAGTGGCAATCCTGTAACCCCAGCGACTGGCACAATTACCCAGCTAACAACTTACAAAGATGGTTACAACGGATATAAAACTGTTGCATCAATACCAACATCTACTTCTTTTACTTACGCCTGCACTTCAACTTTAGGAACGCCAGCACAAGGCACTATTTTAACAAGACTTGATCCTTGCATTACTGGAGCTGTTGACTATGAAAGAGCAGCAGCAATGTTTCAAAGTGATGTTCATGGCGAACAAGCCAATAAATGGGCAGTCGTTGTTTTGGGAGAAGAAACAACCTCTAAAAACCAAAGAAACACTGGGGATGGGATAAGCAACAACTTAAACGGCGAATCAATAAGAGAAAACTTCTATCAAAATGCTACTGTTTATATCTTTATTCCCTGCGGAGCTACAAATGATGAATTACTATATGCTTTAACAAAAGATAAAGCTTACTCTTATAAACCTAATATCTTCAAGGCGTTACTTGGATTTAAACCAAGCTCTAACCTTGAGTTAGTAAGATATTCAAGCCTTATTTCTGTAAGCAACGGAATGTTTTTGTTTAATGGCTCTTACTATGTTCATCAATATACTTTCCAAGCTAATGGTTGGTTTAATCAAGGTGATGGAGTTGAACCTGATGATGTATTTGCCTTTAGAACATTTGATTTTGATGTTTTAGATAATGAAGGTTTTGAAACTTCTATAATGCAAATTGATGGAGATGTTGATGAGGAGGTTTCTAATGTCTAATAAACAAGAACAAAGATTTTGCAGATGTTGCGATAAAATTATGCCAGCAAATAAAAAAGTTCCTAGTCATATTCTGCACTTTATCTTGAGTATTTTTACTTCTGGCTTTTGGATATTTGTTTGGCTAGCTCTTATTCTTTGTAACTCAAATGAACCTTTTTATTGCGTAAAATGTGGTAGTCGCATTTAAAATACTGTGAACATCTTATCCCAATCAATAGAGTTGTTTTTGAACCAGTTAAGAAATTGCGAAAAAGCATCGCAGTCATCGTCGTGAGAACCTTTTGGAAATTTCATTAATTGATCTTCAAAATCAAATAACCAAGTTGCTTGTTTAGGAAAATAAATATTGCCATTTGCCATAGTTCCTGTTGAATTTCTAAAACGTATTTCTTTTGCAACTCCGCCGTGAGAAATTGCCACTATTCCATAATTACATTCTTTTCTTAATTCTTGAATTATAGATGCGCCAGTTGAAGCATCTTCAACTAAAATAGTATTAGCAGAAGGAAATTTAGCAGCAAACATAAGTAAATTTGCTTTAGTGTCTGGGTATTCAGCTCTTTTATTATACCTATCAATTAAATAAATTGAAGAACCTTTTACGCCAAATTTTAAAAACGAAGATGGATCATTCATTTGTTTTACTTTGGAAGCTGTATCTGCACTGACATAAACAGAATCAAATTGCATATAAGGCAAGTTCTCAAGATCAAATCTTTGAAACCATTTCATATCAACCATATTGCCACCCTCGATAGTGGGTTTTTGCATATATTGAGTATAAAATACTTGTTTTCCATCAGCTCTATTTGTAACTTCATCAACAATTCTATTCTTCAATATATCAACTTGTTTTCTTGAGAATTTAGGTATTTCAGGAGCAAGCAGATCACCTGCATTAACTTCTTTTTTAAAATTACCCATATGAAAAAACCTTTTTTCCTCAAATTCTACAGGAAGGCATAAATGTTCATATTCTCCTTTTCTCATTCTTAATAAATAACCAGTTAAATCGTTAATATCTAACCTTTGCTCTACCACTACTATTGCATTTTTTACTACATCAGTTCTACTTTCAATGGCTTTACCAATTTTTCCCAAATATCTATCTTTTTCTGAAGGAGAATCTATCATATCTGATGATAGGTAATCATCAAGAATCAAAAGGTTAGCTCTTTCACCTGTAATATTACCCGCAGTTGGAAACCCTTGCATTTCCCCACCTTTTGTAGTTCTAAAGTGTGTTTGAGTATCTTTATTATCATCTATTTTAAAATCTTTAAATATTTCTTTATATAGTGAATTATTAATAATTCGTTTAGCCTATTC